CCGGTCATCGGCACGATTACCGAATAATTGTCCGTTGCGGCGATCGCGAACGCGTGCATCGGCACCGTCCCGTTCGCTGGTTGCGCGGCCGCGTCGTGCAAATGGATGTATTGCGCCGCGCCGGCGTTGTAACCGAACAACGACAACAACACCTGTGTCCCCGACTTGATCACGTAACTGTCGATCTTGCCGTTGCTGTTGCCCGTGGCGTCCTTGCTCGAAATTGTTTCCTGTGCCCTGGTCATGACTTTGTTTCCTTTGTTAGCTTCCGTTCAGCTTTTCAGGCCAGCGGCCCCTGTTTGGCAGCCATATCCTCGAGCTGCGCGTAATCGTTTTGGTCCTGCTCCTCCGGGTTGGCTGCTTCCACCTTCTCTTCCGCGGCCGGCTCGACGTCATTCCCGTTGATGCTGGTCGGCTGCACGTAAGTCATGCCGCCCTCGATGCGTGTCACCTTCCCTTGCACCTGGTAATCCACCGTGTCGCCCTTCTCCGGCGGCGTCATCTGGTTGCCATCGTCCGGCATCGCCAAAGCGTCCGTTGGCACGCACTGCTCGCTCGCGTTCATGCCCGCGCCGGCTTCTTGCCCTGGCTGCTCGGTCATCTCGTTGGCTTGGTCCTGCTCCTGCCCTGCTCCGGGCATCGCGCCGGCGTCCATCGGTGGTTCGTTATTCATAAAATTTTGTTCTCTCTAGGAAGGGCCGAGCAGCAATGGCTCGCCGCCAGGCTGCTCGACCCGTAAGACGCCCGGGCGTAAGTCACGCCGCTTGCCCGGGCAATTGTGGTGGCCGACCGCCAGGTCATTCAGGCCGTCGATACTCGGCTGTGAAACCGCTGATATGCACCAGCGACGTCCCGTCCAAATCGAACAGGAGCGGATAATTCGGCTGGCCGACCGCTATCCCGCGCGGGTTCTGGAAGTAATTCGTCCCGCCGAGGCCTGTCCCGCTGATATTCAGGACCGCGCCCCATGGAACCACCGCGTTCGTTGTCGCCCGGTAGATCAGGTCATTGACGGCCGTCGCTACTGTCGGCGCGACCGTTACCGTCAGGTTGGTTGCGCTCGTGAACGTCGTTAGCAATCGCCGCTCGTAAGTGTCGGTTGCTACATGCCGGATGATGATCACGTCCGTCGCTGTGAACCCGTTCGTGCTCTGCACTGGGATCGACGTCGTGGTCGAAACGTAGTTGCAGCTCGTCGGGGCTTGCGGGACGGAATAGAACCGCAGCTTGCTCGTCGCCAGGTCCGAGTCCGCGGCGATCGAGGTGATCACCGGTGTTTGTCCGTTGGCTGATAGCGCGCTGACCACGCCGTAAGCCACGGTTGTTCCCACTGCGACGCCTGTGCCGCTGAAGAACGGCTTTACGATCGGAGTGGTCGTTTGAGTTTGAGCGCCGGCCACGCAAGCAGCCAGGCACCCGAGAATTGTTAGAATCCTTTTCATGTTCATTTTTTGTATTACGAAATTTCGGTTTTAGTTCCCCTCTCCCCGTCTGAGGGGGAGAGGGATCAATGCTCAGGGGTTAAACGAACGTGCTCTTGCAGCGGAAGTTCACGTAATGCGGCACCTCGCCGGCTACGTTGGTGATGAACGGTTTCGCCCCGTAGTACGTCTTCCAGCCGATGCTGGTTTTCAGGTTCAACGGGTCGGCTTTGTCCGGCTGCGCCAGAACAATCAGCTTGGGCCCCATTGGGCTGCCGCCGGCTTTGTTGTTCGTGAGCTGCGGGACGCCAAAGCTGTCCGCGCCCAGATACAGGCAGTTGTAGATCAACCCATCGCCGTCGTTGTCGACGTCGTCGTAGGTCCCGTAGGTTTCGTCCTCGACGAACGCATTGTCCTGCGGCACGAAGATCGCCCCATCGAGCTCGATGTCCGCGTTCTTGTACAACGCCTGGCCGCCATTCACGCGCGTTGCCGCCGTCACCCAATCGGTGTCCTGGCGCACGTCGTGCATGACCTGGTCCGGCATCACCGCCACGTATTTCCCGCCAATGGTGGGAACACGCGCGGCCTTGAGTTGCGTCAACACCGCCAGGTGCCGCGCCCTCGTCATCTTCGCGTTGGCGATCGCTGCGGCCGATAAGCTCGCGAAATCGTTCGCGGAAACGCCCGTCGGCACTACGCCAGCGAATCGTTCGAAATAGCCGGTGATCGTCGCGGTAGGACCGTACTTGTAGGTGGCGTCGGAATTCAGGATGCCGGCTACCAGTGCATTGCGGCAAACTGTGTCCAGGTCGAGCGCCGCGTCGCGGCCCATCGTGTCGACATACAGTTTCACCGTGTTGATCAGGTCAATCGCCTGCACCAAATCCGTCACGGTCGCCAAAGCGCCGCGTTGTGCCAGCGGCACATCCACGTAACCCACCGCGACCTCTGTAAGATTGGTGGGTGTCACACCCTCAGCGATCGCTGCCACGCCGCTGGTCGAAGCCGCGCGCGGCCGGAAAAAGCGGATGCTCGTGCCGATCGCTGGAAATGCTCCCTTGGTTCCGTAGCTGGCCAGTACCAGCGCAAACTCCAATGCCTTCAGGAGTTTCGGGTTGAAATATGTCTGCGTCCGATTGGCAAAATCGGCCGGGTTTGAAGTTGTTACTGCTGCGCCCATAATCGGTCTCTTTCTCTGTCAGGCGCCAAGCTTCAGAATGGAATCTTGAGGAGGTCTTGCGGCGAAGCCGCGGTGGCCGTTACGCCAGTGACCCCATCTCGATCGCTTGTCTTTCCAGGTCGGCGAACTGCTCGTCCTCGCTCTTTTGCTCAAACGGCTTTTCTCCACCTGGCAGCGTTGCTGCGCTGCCGCCCCCGCCTGGGGACGTCAGTTGTTCCAATTCCTTCACTCGCGCTCTTAGTGTCCCCAGCTCCTTGTCTTTCTCCGCCACACCAGCAGCAGCAGCTTCCAAACTCGCTATCCGAGCAGCCACGTAGATCCCCTTCGGATGACTCTTCAAATCCGGTTCCTCCTTGAACAGTTGCGCCACGCGCACCTGCAATGGACTGTTGGTCTTCACCAACTCCGGAAAATCCGTTCCCGCTTTCAGCGCCCATTCCTTGCTTTGCTTCTCCTGCTCAGCTTTGGCTTTCTGCGCGCTCTCCGCGGGTTTAGGTGGATTCTTGCGTAAGTCAGCCGCTTTGGCCTTGGCCAGCTCCGCCAGGTCGAACTTGCCGTCCTCCTCGAACTTCTTGGCTGCCTGGTCGTACGCTTCGGGTGAGAATTCCTTCTCCGCTTCCGCCCGTTGCTTTTCGTACTCGGCTTTGGCCTGTTCGAACTCGGTTTTCTCGGCCTTGAACGCTTCCTTCTGCGCGTTCAGCTCGTCCCACGATTTGCTTTGCCGTTCCCGCGCCTTCTCATACCGGCTCTTATTGCCCGGCTGTTGATCGGCTGCGGTTTTCTTGGCTGCTTCCGCTGCTTTTGCTGCTTCGGTCGCCTCTTTGGTCTTGTCAGAGGCTGCTGTTGCTGATGTGTCGGCTTTATCTGTTTTGGATGCCGGGTCCTGAGTGTCCTCTCCCTCCGTCTGCCCCGCGGGTTTTTGGGCGCTGTTCCCGCTCTCCTCAGCCTGGTCACCAGTCTTGATGGCCTCAGCTAATTCCGCTTCGGCTGCCTTATCGGCGGCCATCATGCGGTCCAGCTCGGCCATGCCCTGGTCCAGTCCTTGGATTTCTCCGGAGATCGCTACACTCATCTTGCTTTTATGGCGACAACCTCTCGCGCCACGCCGCTTCGCCACGCGGTGACGCGTCTGATTGGTCTTTGGCCTCCTCATCGGTGGCCGCCCGCCAGGGCTCCTCGGGTACGCGCGAGGTCCGCGAAAGTGATTCCAGCCAGGTGCGCGCTTCCGCCCAGCCATTGGCTGTGCCGGCGCTGTGCGGTGCGTGAAACGGTTCTTTGCAGGCAGCGATCGCGCATTGGCATTCCACCGCCCGCATTCGTTCCATCAACACCGCCCCTGCAGGTGTTCGAAGAAAATTGGCCCACGCTCCCTGGCATTCCGGTGTCCAATCCGGCGCCACTGGCGCTCGCGGTAAAGGAACCGTTGAAGATTTAATGTCGGCCGCCTGCTCCGCGGCTGCGGGCCCGACTAACCACCGGACCAAAGCTCGAAGCAGGCGTTTCATTTAGCAGCCTGACTCTTACCACGCCCACCCCGCCTGACCTGAACTGCGTTCTCTCCCGGTGTCCGGGCAGCTCCTGGCGAGTTCACCGCCATCGGCTCTCCAATGTCCCGCCCCGATGCGTTGAGGCCTGCAGCTTGGTCGATCTGCCGCGTCGCCTCTCCGATCACGGCATCCTTGAACGCTTGATGCGCGTCCAGGACCGACTCGTCTGTTGCAGGTTCAGCGGCTTTTGTTGCAGTTGAAGGGCCTTCTGTTGCACTCAGCCCCTGTTTTGTCCCATCTGCCATTTGCGATCTGCCATTTGCCATTCTTTGGGGCCCGAGCTCCAACTGCCGCTTCACTGGAGCCTTAAATGTGACTCCCTCTGGCAGTTTGCCGCCCTCCATCGCTGCCACCGGCAGTTCCACCGCAAAATCTTTCCCGGTCCGCAACAGGTCTGTTTCCCAGTGCACCTCGATGCGCGACATTTCCGGGTTCCAACGCACATCCTGGATCACTGCCCGTGTGCCGGCTTGCCCGATCAATTCCGTGACGCTCTCGATATCAACCGGTATGGGGGTAAAGAATTTGCTCAAGCAGCAGCACCACTACCCGACACTCCGCCGCCTGCCCTCTCCTTTGTCGCTCGATGTCCGGGCAGGCTTTGCGGCCTTTGCGCCTTTGCGCCTTTGCGTTAAATCCGGTGTTCAGCTCGCGTTGAAATCCGGCTGCCCACCCTCCGATGGTGGCCCACCGCCAGGTGCGCCAGGTCCCGGTGGCCGTGCGCCAGCACCCCGCGCCGCCTTGATTGCCATCATTTGCCGTTCAGCCTGTGCAATCTGATGTTTCACCTGCGCGGCCGCTTGCGGCTGCAGCTTCTGCAAATACATCAGGTGCACGATCATGTGTTGCTGCACGCGCTGTTGCGCGATCGCGTCCACCGGTGCCCCGCTCATTTCCTGTTTCTGCAACCAGCCCAGCAACACGCGGATCCGCGTCACATGATCTTCGTCCGGCTTCACCTGGGCCGGGAATCCATCGCGCATAATCCCGATCTCCACCGCTTCATCCTCTGCTTCGCTGCCCGCTTTGACATTGCTCGGAATGAACGCTTCCAGCGCCAGTTTCGGATCATCTGCCGCCAGCGAATCCCGCACCAGGACGTCCTGGTCGACGTTGGTCCGGTTCGCGTACAGCACCAGGCGATTTTGCGCCGCTTGTTGCCGTTGTTGCTTGTTCCATTGCTCGGGCGATCCGTCCGGAGTGATCAAATACGCGTCGTGCAACGCTTGCTCGGGCAATTCCTTCAGCTCTTTGCCGGCGTAATAAGCCAGCTTTTGCCGCTTGAACTGCAGCAGCAAACCCCACATGTGCCGATACACCTTGGCCAGATCCATTCGGAAGATTGCCCCGTTGGTTTCCGTCCCAACCGTCTGCAGTCCGGCAATCCGGTTGTTCTCCGTCGCGGTCCGCGGCGACCCGCTGGTCCCTGGCTGGCCAGGTTGCGTGATGCCGAAATCCGGCAGCATGTTCTGCTGCTCACTCACCGATCGCACGAAAGCGATCTCCTGGTCGAAGCTGTAAGCCGGCTGCGAAAATGGCACCCCTTTGATGTTGCCGGGAATAATCTCGCCCGGCGCCCAGCGTATGTTCGCTGTGTTCGGGATCCGCTGTTCGCTGGTCAACACCGGCCGGTTCGAGTACGTCATCGCGTCGGTCTTCTCATTCCAAAGCTTGCACGCGTAAGCTTCGAACTCCGACCCGAGCTCGCCCATGCCGCGTGGCGAATACCACCCGCCTTCCTTGATCTCCATCCGGCAACTGAAAAACGGCACGCTCGGTTTCCCGCCGTATTTATACGGACACCCAAACGGCCGGCGCAGCTCGATATCTGGCGCCATCTGCGAATACGTGTAAACCGTCCAGCCGTTCTTCGTCTTGATCCAATGTTCCCACTTGATGACGATGTTCGGGTTGCGCGTGTAATTCACGCCCTCGCGCACTTCCTTGTCCTGCAACACGCCTGTGCTCGTATCTAGCTCCTTGTATCCCTTGATGCGCCGGATCGCGGCCGGGTCCTGCAACAGCAACCGGTCCCGCTGATACTTCGGCACCGTCAAATGCTGCACATGGATGAACTCATCCATGTCCTCGAAATCATTCCCTCCTTCGGCGACCAAAATGAACGGCGTGTCGATCGCTTCGCACACGATCCGGTGATTGTCGAACGGGTCGGTCACGACCTTGAGCGCGCCGCGCCCGCGCAGACACATGATGTCCACCCAGCCAAACAGTTGCTCCAGGTAATTGGTGTTTTGTTTGATCTCAAAATCGAAGTAATCCGCCGCGGCCGTCGTGATCGCCTGTTCCTGCTTTTGCAACGCCACGAAGCTCGCCAGCCGTTCCGTGCTCAACGCCTGCGCGATCCAGAACGGTTTCCCTTTCCGGATGTTCATGTCGATCAACGGGAAATGCATGTCCGCCGCGCCCACAAACGGCTTGCGCCGGCGTCGCAGCCCGTCATGCCGCATCACGGAGTAAAGCCGCTGCTTGGTTTCCCACTGCGTCCGGGCGGCGATGATCTGACAGCCGCGTTCAAAAAGTGCTTTCATTGGTTTTCCTCTGCTATCTGCTATTTGTTATTTGCCATCTGCCATCTGCCATTCATCTCACCGCGTTGGTGATCGTCAGCGCCCCCAGGAAATACTCGCTGCCGATGGGATTGGTTTGCTGAAGCAGGGTAAGATTGGTCAGCAACACCCACGGCCCCAGCACTGACCCGGAGGTAAACACCTGGACTCCCACCGTCAGGTAATTGGTTTTGGGCGGTACCGACATCGGCAAGCGATACGACATCTCATTGCTGTAATCGCTCTCGAGACCGCTGCTGTCGTACGCCGTTACCGCGAAGAAATAATTTGTCCCCTGCACCAGGCCGCTGACCGTCACGTTAGTCGAGTTGCCCACATTGATTTTCTGCGTGTAAGTCCGGCTGGCGCTCCCGTCGTAGATGTTTTAGCCGGCAACGTTGGTCCCCGGGCTCGGGTTCCAGATCAGGATCACGCTCGCTGCCTGCAGGCATTCAGCGATAAAAAGAAAACAGAGGAAGCACAGCAGGCAGCTCACAAGGAAGAAGTGCAAGTTTGCCACCAGACCGTGCCGCCTCTGAAATTCAGCCTTTAGCATTCAGCCTTTAGCCTTCGCTAGCAAGCATCCCCCGGCATCTTCGGCCCATCGTCTTCCCGGCCGCGACTGTCCATCTGTTCCAGCCAGCTCTCGGCAAATTCCTGCGTGCCGGCAATGTTATGGCTCTTGCCCAGCGGCAGCGGCGCCATCGCCCCCAGGAGCCCGTCCGCTTCGTCCGGGCTCTCAATCCCTCTCTTGGCCATGTCCTCTTTGCTCTCCACGGTTAGCCGCCCTTTGCTGTCGCGCCCTGACTTTCTTGAGATCAGTTGCGCTTTGACGTCGTCATTGCGCGGCAGTATCCACTCCTTTTTGCGGATCGCGATCGTTCCCTCCGTCCAGACTTCCGCGCTGCGCGTGGCGTATTCCATCGGGACGCTTTTGCCAGGGCCGCCGTGAAAATGCTGAATCGGCCAGCCGGCCTCAGCCAACGCCTGGCAAAACACAATCCCCATCCCGTCGGCATCGCCCTCGACCTCCTCCGGCTGCAGGCCGATCTAGCGCCGAAGTTTATTCAGAGTCGCGATGAACTCTCCGATCGCTGCCATCGTGTTCTTCTCGCGCCACGCTTTTTCGATCCAGACGCGATTGCCTCGTGCCACCGCCACAACGTTTTTCGCCCGGCCCGCCGCAAAATCCAGGAACGCATGCCGCTGGTCCCCGCGCGGCTGCGGCGGACTTTCCAGCGCGGCATCCCATTCGCGTAAACTCAATAGCGCCCCTTCCGCGCTCAGGGCGAAATCGGCGTAAACATTCGAAAGCACCAACGGATGTTCTTTCCCCCACTTCTCGATCTTCCTTTGAATGTCCTCACTGCGCAGCCACCAGCCTTTTTCAATCGTGCATTCCGTCTGTGGCAATTTGTGCTGCTTGTAGTACCGCGAAAGGCTCGTGCACGCCTGGTAAAACACGCCCACCGGGTCCAGCGGGCTGCCCATCAACAAAAACCGGGTCGGGTTGCACCGCTCTTCGGCGGACATGATGATCGGGTCCACTACCGCGGCGCTTTCATCAATCACGATCATCAAGGGCCCATCCAAATTATGAAATCCCTGGAAGGTCCCGTCGTCTGCGGCCGTAAATCCCAGATACCGTTCCCTGCCCTTCGGGTCTTTGATCGAGAGGCCCTTGAAGCTCCAGCCCGGGAACAAATGCTGGTAGCTCGTCAGGCTCGGCCAAAGCTGATGTTCCACCTGCCTTCTCACGCCCGCGGTGCTCACGACCAGGCCGCCGAGGATCTCGCAGTGATGCAAAATCGCCGCCGTGGCCACCTTGCTGGTCTTGCCGACTTCGTTCCCGCAACGAAACGCCACGCGCGAGCCTTCCCGATACAAATCTTTCAGGACCGCTTCCTGCACCGGGTGCAGCTTCATCCCCAGCTTCACCCGCGCGTAACTCCACGGCCTGGCCAGCGCATTGGCCACCGATTCCCTCTCCGCTCTGCCATCTGCCATCTGCGATTTATTTCCCACCAGGCCGCTCCTTCGTTGATTCACCTCGGGCAACCTCCCTGGCTCGCTGCAAGACGTCCTCGGGGATCCCCACGTTGACAGACTGATTGACCACAACCCGATCATCACCATCAGGTTTCTTAAATAGCTCCGAATGCCGGCGTTCCAAAAGCCAGCAGAGATACTTGAGCTCTTTCGCCGATGCCAAACGCC